GTGGGATAACCTATGCGGCTGTCTGCTTGAAGTCTGTCATATTGACCCGAGAGAGAACGGTGGCTATATTGTGACCGTCGGCGACCTCGATTTGACGAGCCTCGCTGCGCCAATTGACCTCTTCGTTCCCGCCGAGCATGAAGACAAAGTGAACTTCGGAGTGGGTTCACTCCTTGCAGTTGTCGGCAATACATGGAGAACGCGTGACGATGATTTGCGCCTCGATGTATCGGGGTGGTGGTGCGTGAATGCTATTGAGCCTGCTGCCGACATAGAAGGCGGAGCCGAGGGGTGGGATGAGTGAGTAGTTGGGCTTCAGCAAAGAGCGAAGCGTCTGCTACGAGCGGTGGTGCTAAGACAGCGAAGCCTGTCTATGATGCCGGATATTACCGTGACCTCTTCACAAAGCCGAGGGATAAGCGAGCGCCTGTTCGCCTCGCTCTCGTAGGTAAAGAAAACACGGCTAAGACCGGACTCGCTATTGACCTTGCTCGACAGGCTATCGGCCCCGACGCGAAAATTGTTGTCATTGACATTGACAATAGCGCATTACAGACTATCGAGCATAACTATGGTGACGATGAGAACATACAGGTTATCCCCCTCTTTGACGAGATGGATGCGAGTATTTTCAATGATGATAACACGACCAATTGGTCGGCACTCATGGATAAGGCGTCATGGTTCGTGCATTTTATCGGTGACGCGTGTCGCGAAGGCGAGATTGGTGCTGTCGTTTTCGACGGTGGCTCCACTTTCCTCAAATGGTGCGAGTTCTCTATGCGTGAATCGTTGATTTCGCGAGGCGTAATCGAGAGCGATGGCGATAATTTCAATCAAAAGGAGTGGCGAGAACGAAACCGTCTGTTTCGCGATGTAATCAACCGCTTTCATCAGTTGCCGGTGCAATTCGTGGCCTATACCTTTCATCTAAAGGACATAAAGGAGTTTATGGATATAGGCAGCGGGCAGAAAGGGCTAATGAAAGTTGGTGAGCAGCCCGAGTGGGAAAACGGCACAAAGCGACTCTTCAGTCAGCAGATATGGCTTACGCGATACACACAGAAAGGCGATATTGCAGCCGGAGTTAAGGCTGACCGCTCTCTCAAAGACGGAGAGTGGGTGGTACGCTGCTCCATTGAAGAGATGAAGGGCAGGCATATGGAGCATCTCGGAACCACCCATGACATTCTCCGAGTGAAGGATGGAACCGTCGAATGGCGGGGCTTACCCTTCTTGACATGGGGTCATGGAGAAGAAGAGGCGATAGATGATGACGGCGGGTCGGAAAAGACACCTACGGCTTAAGAAGTGGGTCTGCGACTTACTCAAAGAGCGACCGGGCATCACGACGCATGAGATTTTCTCGGCACTTGAAGAAGAAAGTCACTTCTATTCTGCTACTATCAGCAGAATAGCGGGTATATGCAGGCACGACCCTCGCATAGAGTTGGATAACCCCGTAACCTATGGTTGTAGTGAGCCGGCTAAATGGAGGCTGAAAAAATGAGCAGTATTTTTCCTATCAGTAAAGGAGAGAACAATAAATGTCATTGGGGTATGAAAATCAGTATTGCTGATGACAAAATATCCCCACTATGTCAAGGCATAATGGGTATTCTATCCAATCCCCCCTACACTAAATGCGAAGAAGACGCGAAAGCCGACTGTCAATCGTGCGCTGCTGTTCTTTCGGGTATGATACGAAAGGGGAGAGTGAAATGCCCCGATGGCTTCACACCTATTGACATACGAAAGCAGACAGGCGGCAGATTGCGAAGGGTTAAAATGGACTTTGAGGGTGTGTAGGTATATGGAGATAAGAAGAGAGAGCCTGTCGTCTTTACTCGGGCGCACGCAGCGTAAATGTCATATCATGGGAAAGAGGCAGAATCAAGTCATGGCTTGCGTTCTGCGCTGTGAGGGTGGAAAGGTAAGCACAACGAGCCTCGTACGCGATGGTAAGACGAGCCTATCGCGATTCAGCGCCGAGTGCGGTGAAGGTGAAGCGACTATACCTATTCCCGATATTGACCGTCTGCTCGGTGTGCTGAAGGCTCATGGTGAGCGCGTTCGCCTTGCCTGCGACAAAGACCGTATTCGCGTTAAGAGTGTCGGCAAACAGACGACACTAACGGCTAACCTTGAAGGTCTTGCTTTCCCGCATAGTCGCGACACGATAGGTGAGTGGGAGGCTAAGTCGCTCGCGAGAGCCGAGCAGATTCGCGCCGATGGCTACTTCATCGCGAAGACCGAAGAAACGAGAGGGCCTATCGCGACATGGACTCTTGATGCCGAAGACCTACGCGATGCTCTTTCCTGTGACGCGATTAACGGACAGATGCTCAATAGATACACCTTTAAATGCTCTAATGATGGTCTAAGTCTGTCTGTTGGCGGCGAGTTGAAAGGACAGACGGTGACTTTGCTCTCCGATGAAAAGAATGCCGAAGAAGCATTTGAGGTCACGGTTGAAGGTGGTCTTGATAACGCCATTCGTGGTATCAAGGGCAAGGTCGTTCTTCAATTCTATGATTTTCGCGATTTTGAGCAGGGGATTCGTCTTCTCATCCGTTTTGAAGGAGGCGACTTTGTTTTACAGGCGGGGCTTCTATGACGCGTTGGCGTAAATGCGTTGTATGTTTTGAAATGTTCCCGACGAGAGAAGAGATAGAAAAAAATAAACCCATCAAAATAAGGGGTGTATGTAGTGAGTGTGCAAGAACAATCACCCAATGGTTCGGGCGAGAAAGAAGCCTATGAAATCATCGTAGGTGATTGCCTCGATGCTCTCAAGGCCATGCCCGACAAAAGCGTTCATTGTATCGTGACTTCTCCCCCGTATTTTGGTCTGCGTGACTACGGCCACGAAGGACAGGGTGGGCTTGAAAATAACAATGATTGCCTCGCATGGGCGCGCAGCGAAGAACCCTGCGACGGCTGCTATATCTGTTGGGTTCGCAAGGTTGCCCATGAGTTGCATCGCGTTCTGCGTGATGACGGTACGCTATGGTGGAACATAGGTGACTCTTACAATGGCTCCGGCGGAGCCGGCGGCGATTACTCTAAGGGTGGCCTCAAAGACGGTCAGCCTAAGTATGGCCCTACGCGACTCGCGAGCCTCAAACAAAAAGACCTGTGCATGATACCGGCGCGAACCGCGCTCGCGCTTCAAGCCGATGGTTGGTATCTCCGACAGGACATTATTTGGGCGAAGGATTCCTGTATGCCCGAGAGCGTGAAAGACCGCTGCACGAAAGCGCATGAATATATCTATCTCTTCGCGAAGCAGTCTAAGTATAGATATGATGCAGACGCTATACGGGAGGCATACGCAGACGCAAGACCGGATGCTGAAGGGCAAACATGGTCTGTCCGAAAAGAGAAGGGGCAGTCTTCTAACAACCGTTCTGTTGATAATTTCACCGCAGGTAAGAACCTCGGCACTTTAGGGGGGCGTAATGGGGGGCGCAACAAACGCAGCGTATGGCGTGTGAATCCGAAGCCCTACAAAGGCGCACACTTCGCCGTATATCCACCGGAACTGATTGAACCCTGCATACTCGCCGGAACGAGTGCTATGGGCTGCTGTTCTAAATGCGGCGCGCCCCATCAGCGTATAACTAAAAAAATAGATGGTGAGATAACGGAGAGTATGAAAGTAGCCGGTGCTAACGCAACCGGAACCTACGAAGGTAAGGATTTGAAAGACTACAAAGAAGCGTGGATGACTGAACAGACTCCGGCCTCGGTTAAACAGCGAACCCTTGAGTCTATGAAAAAGGTCACTACTACTATTGGTTGGCGGCCTACCTGCGAATGCGACGCAGACACGGCACCCTGCGTGGTTCTCGACCCCTTCTTAGGTAGCGGAACCACTATCGAAGTCGCGCTCAAGAATGGGCGTCGCGCAATAGGCATCGAATTGAACCCCGAATATGCGATTTTAGCGCGTGAGAGGCTCGCGAAACTTGATAAAACACTTGGCCTAAGTGATGAACGAGAGTGGTTGTAATGAGTCGTCTTGAGATACGCTGTCCGACTTGCGGATTTACGAATGATTATGATATAGAGGTCAATTTAGAAAATGTCTGCGAGTGCGGCAAGTGTTCTGTTCTGTATGAGGTATTGGTTAGCACCCGACAGATTCCCGATGCTCCCTTCTATCGCGAAAGTGATTGGCTACAAGAAAATTATATCGACATGGATAGAACCCTTGCTGATATTGCCGGTCAATTTGGCGTTAGCCCAATGACAATCCATCATTGGCTGCGACGCTACGATATACCCACGCGAACCCGAGGGCGGAGAGCCTGTGAGTGAGATTTGCACGACTTACGAGTATGCTAACTATTCCTATCAAACCTGTAATACTCCCGAGATATTCGTAGCCTCGGCCTGTCTTGAAATTGTGCTACTCTTCTTTCTCTTCGCTGTCTTTTCGCAGGTGTGGTGGCGATTGGTTCATAAGGTGACAGGTCGCACTAAGAAGCGTGATAGTGGACAGGGGGCGTGGCCGAGAGGTCATAGTGAGAACGAGGAACAGCGAAGGGATTCGCCTTGAGCAGCGCATCAAGGACATATACCCTTACTGCTTCGTGAAAGACGAAGACTCGTCTTTAGTCACAGAAGCCTTGCATCGCGAAAGAGGTTTTACGGGTCTATATGGTGAATCACTAACTAAGTTGGTCTTTTCCGACCCGTCGCAGATTAGTAAATTGAAGCATAGATACCCCGATTTACAGACATGGGAGGCCAATATCCCCTTTGTGAATCGCGTACTCGTTGATAGCGGATTCAAACCACAGGAATACGATAGTCGCATTTGGTTCCTCGATGGGGAATGGAAAGTAGGTTCGGGTGAAATCACAATACTGACTGCTAAGGATTCCTATACGGGGAATCTGTATGTATGGTTCACGCATAGTGATTATCCACCCGGGAGATATACCGAGATTCCCTGTAAAGCACACCCCGAAGGGCTTGAAAATGTCACGCTTGACATACCGGCCATCGCTTTCGCGAACGAGCGCGATATGCTGGATTCTTTCGCGAAGCATCTCGCGAAACATGACCCCGACATTATCACCGGATGGAATGTTGTCAATGCTGACATACAGCAGATATGCAGACGCATGAAAGAGAATGACTTGAACCCCGGCGCACTATCCCCCTTTAGACGCATACGCTATGAGTTTAGAGATTGGGCGCAGCCTATTCCGGGTCGTCTGTGCATAGATTTGATGTTAGCATTTACGCGTCTATGGATTCTCAAGAACGGACAATTACCTTCTAAGTCACTTGATGATGTAGCCAAAGAATGCCTCGGAGAAGGTAAGGTAAAATTGGCCGACGGTCACGATACTTACTATACTGACTTTGGAACATACCTCGATTACAATATCCGAGATGTCACCCTGCTGCCTCGTCTAAATGCACTCAATAATGCTATCGAGCATCACCTTGCTATTCAAAGAGTGGTTGGCTGCGACATACGAAGCACGCCTTTTATTACTAATTTATTTTCGGTTCTTGCACTTCGCGATGAAGACTTTACACTACGCATACCTACTAAGCCGCAGTTTGATAAGGTGGATTACGAAGGTGCTGACATTATGTCTGTTGAGGCGAGCGTCTATGATAGAATAGCCATTCTCGATATTAAGGCCATGTATCACGCCAATATAGATATGCACAATATATCATGGGAAAATATATGCGAAGACGGCGTGGATTGCGGTAATGGAACCCATTTTATTAAAGAGAGTGAGGGGCTTCTCGGTCGGCAGATGGGCCTACTCACCGGCCTACGAAATGAGTATAAGAGGGCTATGAAGGGTTCCGCTACTGAAGCCGAGTATAGGCGGTGGGATTCCCTGCAATATGCTACTAAGTCAATGGTCGCTTCTATGTATGGCGTAGCCGGCGACGCGAGGTATGGTATGTATCACCCGCAGATTGCTGCTGCTGTCACCTATACTTCGCGACAGACCCTCCGTCGTCTGCGTGAGAAGTGTGAGGCGCGCGGCTATCCTGTTAAGTACGGCCACACGGATAGTGTGATGGTGCAGATTCCTTCACCGGATGAAACCCTCGCTCTCAATGAGATACTCAATGAAGAGTTGGCTCCGATTGAGGTTGAGTTTGAGAGATGGTGTGAGAGATTCCTAATCACGACAAAGAACCGATATGCGGCCTCCGTAGTGTGGGCTGATGGTAAATATCGCGATAAGGATATTTACTTCAAGGGAATAGAACTGAAACAGTCGCGAATGCCGAAGGCTATGAAAAACACAATGCAGAAGGTCATTGAGGGTATTCTCAATGGAGAAAAAGAAGAAGACATTACAGGAGATATTGCGAACCTCGTTGCTGATATTGTAGCAGGTGAAATACCACTCGGAGATTTGGTGCTGAAAGGAGAGTTGAAGCGCGACCTCGCTAAATACTCAACCATCAGCGAGGCCCGAGCGGGGGCTGTATGGGCTAATGACCGACTCGGTAAGGGCTACCGTAGTGGTTCCTTTTTTCAAGTGACGCTTGATGACAACGGAGAGTATATCGCTTTCGATGAGCCGAGCGACATTGAAGGAATCGCGACGGTGGGTTTTAGACATATCGCACAGCGATTCATCGTGAATAAAATTGAGCAGTATTACGCGCTCGCAGGTTGGGATTTTCAACCGATATTAAATGCCCTACATGGAAAGGCGGTGGTGGAATGGATATGAAATTGATGATAGGAGATTGTAAAGAGCGTTTGAAAGACTTGCCGGATGAGAGCGTGGATAGTATCGTGACAGACCCACCGTATGAGTTAGGTATAATGGGCAAGGCGTGGGATAGTAGCGGAATTGCCTACGATGTTGATTTGTGGCGTGAATGTCTGCGTGTTCTAAAACCGGGTGGGCATCTATTGTCCTTTGGTGGTTCGCGAACCTATCACCGAATGACTGTCGCGATAGAAGACGCTGGATTTGAGATTCGCGATATGATAGAGTGGTTGTATGGCTCGGGTTTTCCGAAGTCACACAATGTCAGCAAAGCGATAGATAAGGCCGCAGGTGTTGAAGGAGAAGTTATTGGCGACTTCCCCAATGACCGACCTAATTCTCACAGCAAAAATGCAATCCCTGTTGGTTCAGCCGGATTAGGGAAAGGCACGAAAATGAGAGCGTTAGTGACACCCGAAGCCGCAGAATTGGAGGGATGGGGAACCGCCCTCAAACCTGCCCATGAGCCTATCGTAGTGGCTCGTAAGCCCTTCAAGGGTACTGTGGCCGAGAATGTCCTTGAACACGGCACAGGAGCCATCAACATTGATGGTTGCCGAGTCAAGGTTAGTGACACAAAAGAATATGATGATAACCGCCGAGGTTTTCACGAAAGAATGTTAGATGATGATTCGCGACCTTATGAGGGAGGTTGGAAACCTAACACAGTTATTTTGGATAATGAAATTAAGGGTCGTTGGCCCGCCAATGTAATTTTTAGCCATCATCCCGAATGTATTAAGTTAGGAGTGAAGCAGGTTGGCTCCGGTGAATCGAAGTTGGTTAGTCGTGATAGAGGCGCAGCATGGCGTGAATTAGAAGGTCTTGAGGGCAGCATGGGCGCTACACCCGCCATTGATAACTTCGGTGCTGAAACGATAGACGATTACCAATGTCATGCTGAATGTCCGGTGCGTATTCTCGATGAGCAAAGCGGGGCTTCTCGTTTCTTCTATTGCGCGAAGCCGAGTAAAGCCGAGCGTAACGAAGGGTGCGATGATTTAGAAGCCGCGCCCAAATATAGGGATTTTGGATTGGAGGAAAGGATAGAGGGTGGGAAAGCCACTAACAAACGAACCAATGAAGAAGCAGTTTTAGCGAAAAATAGCCACACTACGGTAAAGCCCGTTGTCCTCATGCGCTATCTATGTCGCCTTGTCACACCCGGGGGTGGAGTCGTGCTTGACCCCTTCATGGGCAGCGGCACAACGGGCATAGCAGCGTGCCTTGAGGGCCTCTCCTTCATTGGAATTGAGTTGAGTGAAGAGTATATGACGATAGCCGAAGCACGAATCGCTGCATGGCGGCAATATCAAGACACCGATGAAAAAATGGCGTCTGCTGATGAAGGCGTTGAATGGATATGATAATAAAACGCGACCCTCTATGTTCCCTTGATGATATTAGACACGGATGAAATCATCGGATGGGCCGAGAGTAATAAAGTCATAACCATTGGCTACCTCATGGTAATTATTACCATCATAGCAGCAAAGCATTTTATCATCATTAGAATGGCCCATAGAGAGGGCGTGAAGGAGGGTGAGAATAATGGGCGCGTGTGAAATAGGCATGGTGACTTGCCTCATTGATGACCCGAACCTCAAATATGAGTTTATGTCTTTCTGCTCTATCGTTCTTTTACCTCTCGCTCTTACGGTTCGCCTCGCGATTGATGAGATGATTTTTCAAAAGTGGCGAGGGCGTTTTGAGAACAGACTAAGTGCTATGTCCTCTCGTCTGCGAAAGACCGAAGGGTGGCTAACGATTATCGTAGCCGAGAATCGGAAACTTAGGCGTGAATTAGATAAAAAGAAGGGTTTATAGAGAGGCTTCGGGCATCAGCATACATGGCGAGAAGTAGGCAGAAGCGAAAATTGACAAATCGAGAGATTGAGAAGAGAATAGATGATTTAGAGGCGCGCCTCGACTCTTTCAATCCTTTGATTAATGCAATAGTTGGTGAGTTAGACAGGATAAATACAATTCTATTTACATGGCTTGAAGAGAGCGGCAAGGTGCATAAGTCGGAGTGTCCGAAGTGTGAGCGCATAACCCACACTCCAATTCTTAGCGGTATAACGCCACCCGAAGGCTGTTCCTTCTGCGGTGTTTTGACGGGTGAAGAAGAGTGAGTATTTATCGACAACATGGCCCGAAGCCAAAGGGAACCCGCTACTGTTGGAAATGTAGCACCCATATACCCTTCAAGTTTTGGAGTACGCAGACTAATTCTCGCTCCGAAGGCTGCGATATATGCCGAGATGATTTAGACCGTGAGTGGTTATTGAGGGATTATTCGTGATGGAGAGTAGTTATGACCCTACCGAAGAGGGTAAGGTTCTGCGTATGTCGAAATCATCCTTCGTCTGCTACCGCCTATGCCCCCGTCAGTATCATTGGAGATATGTCATTATGAAGGATATTCGCACACCTGCTACGCCGGAGATGATTCGTGGCTCGGAGGTTCACGAAGCCTATGATGAATTATGGATGAGTGAGTTTGACGCAGTTCGCGATGGCCTACCCTCGGGTACGCCACACGACTTAGCGTATGACACAATAGCGGAGATTGAAGAAGCGCGTCGCGAAGCATGGGGGGATTGTTTCGTGCCAATAGCCAATGAGCAGCGCCTTGAGGTATGGGATGAAGAACATGAGGTCATGCTCGTAGGTGTTATTGACGGCATACTTCAGCATCCCGACGGTGGTTTGTGCCTCCTTGAATTAAAGACCGGCTCGATGAACGACGGTAAGTTGTCGCGAACCCGCCTTGAGTTATCCTATTATTCGCATATACTGAAATTGCTCGGTGAAGAGCGCGAGATTACCCATTTCGCGTACCTCTCTCCCGATTGTGAGAATCCCGATTTCGTGACGAAGGTTATGAATAGACGCGGAAAGCAGGTCTATTTAGGTGAATTGCAGGGTGTTCTCATAATTGAAAAGGTCACTAAGAGGTCGGGTAATACCTTCGCGAAGCATTTATCAAACGCAGTTTCCTCTATCAAACTACACGAATGGCCGATGAATTGGAACGACTATTATTGCCCCGCATGGTGTGATTATCACTTAAGTTGTGAAGATGAATTGGGAGGGATAGAGATATGAGAGTATGTAGGTTGTGCGGCGGTTGGATGGTTGAAGGCTCCGCAGGGGAGCGTTCATATCTCGTATGTCGCAAATGCGACCACAGGGAGGAATTGATTTGAAGGTTCTCGCGTGTGAGCATTGTGGTAGTGAGAGGCTCGGTAAGCCAACCGAGTTTATCATGGTGACAGGTCAAGTTGATGGAATCCTTGAAGAGTTAGGCATGGTATGTTTCTGCGAAGTATGCGGTAAAGCGACCCCTATACAGGCGTCGTAAGACGGGAGAGTGAGAGGGATATGAAGGTCGGTTCATCTCGATTGAAATTGCCGAGGCAAATAGGTCTAAAGAGAACGACTTGCACCGATTACAGCGTTTGGCTCTCTTACATTAAAAGACTCAATGGTCGCTCATCCCTCTATACGAGTCTGTATTCCTTTGATGATTTAACGCGAGAGAAGTCCGGCAGACCCAATTACGATAGCGCGATAATGGATTGTGCATGGTGGGATTTTGACTCCAATGAAGAACATACTATGGAGTCCGTTCGCGATGATGTAGCCACTTTAATATCGCGACTCTCCGGTGATGTAAGACTCGTTTTTACGGGCAGGGGATTTCATGTTTACCAACCATTCATCGAGTCTGTGCGTGGCCGTGAGTGGGCGCATAGACTTGACCGCTACGAAAGAAGTATGGCCGATGGTCTAAACACTCTTGACGGTGTAGGCTATCCCGAGCGCCTAACTCGCATACCCGATACCTACAATACGAAGAGAGGGAGATGGTGCGTTACGGTATCACCTACGGCGTTTGTCAGCGACCCACAGGGCTTCACGCCGCCCGAGAGGCCCGACCCTGCATTCTTACACCTTCGACCCTTTACAGGTCTCGGGGAGTTTGAGGCGTCGTTCTCCCTCATACATTGGGTCAATGATAATCCCGACCCACAGGTGGATTCGGAGGTAAAAGACACGGCGTTTGACGGCCTCGTAGGCGACCTTGAGTCTATCCCCATACCTACCTGCCTCGACCGGGCAATCCGAGTCACTAACCCACCCCATCATGTCCGAGTGGCTCTTGCACAGGTTCTCGCAAGCAACCTTCGTATGTTCTCTAAGGCAGACGATGTTCCGATGGAGAAGGGGGAAGAGATAGTGGATTCTATCTGCGGGTTCATCTCGACTCTCGGGTGGCTTGATTACAATGCAGCAGTTACCCGTCGTCATGTTCGTTCTTTGATGCGCTACGACCGTGTGCCGAGTCCGGCGTGGTATAGACAGCATGGCCTATGCGACGGTAAATGTTGGTTCTGTGGGGTAGTTTAGATGAAATGCCCTGTATGCTTCTCCACGCGTGGCTTCGTTGAAGTGCATGGCTCTCGTCAATGTCTAAATTGCAGACAGAAAATAATTTCATGCTGCGGAGATACGGGGTGCATGGTATGAGAGAATATGACGAGGTTCAACGGATGCTCAATGAAGCCACCCGTCTGCGAGATGAGTGGGGGGAGTTTTCTAAGACGCCGAGTATCAGCAAAGGGGAGTTTGTGAACGCGATACGCAATTACAACGCGCTTCGGGGTGTAGTAAAGGCTCTTCAATGGATGGTTAAGAACCCAAATGTTCGCGACCCCCTCTCGTAAGCGCGATACTTGATAAGTCGCTTAGTAATATAAACGACTAATGGTAATCTATGTTGATGACCGAGAGAATGAGAAACTCAAGCATGAATTAATTGCTCGCCTCGGTGATAAAGCATTCAGTAATAAGGGCGGTGTGATGGTTAGGCGTCTGCCCTACGGTGACTACATACTCGGGGAGTGGGCCATTGAGGCTAAGGAGATTAACGACCTGTACCGCAGTATCATGGGCATTGGGCGTAATGGTCGAACCATAAATCATCAGTTAGCAGAATTAACTGAAACAAGCAGAAAGGCTTTCCTCGTAGTCTATGGTACGAAACTCAAACCTTACTTCAAGGGCCGAGTAAAAAGCACTCGCGTATCGCAAGAAGTAATGAAAATGAATCGCGTCATCAAATCATTCAAAATGACGCTATACCTACGCCATCCCGAAATACACTTCATGCAATTCGCGACTCGCGACGACTTTATCGAGTGGCTTATAGTTAATCACAATCGGCTTCTGCAAGAAGCGCGTATTGGGGTAGGGGATGACATCAAGAAGGCGCGAAAAGAGGAAAGCGACCCACGAATTGTAGCCTTATCCGCGATAGCGGGAGTTACGGAGGATATAGCCGAGGATTTACTCATCAAGTTTGGTAGCATACCGCTCTTGCTTAGAAGAAAAGTCAAGCAGAAGGAACTCATGGAGATTAAGGGAGTCGGGAGAATTACAGCGCGTAGGCTCAAGGCGCTTAGTGAGAAGTGGTCTGTGGATGAAGAAGAAGTGTAAGGTCTGCGGTGGCTCCGGCTTCTGCCTTGAAATGCCTTGCGCGTATTGCTATAATAAAAATAAAAAACGCGAATCAATATAAAAGTTTTAGCATATTATTGCTAAATAAATGTCATTTATATTATATTTAGTATATTGATATGGGGAAATATAGACGGTCTTGAATGTATCGTCTTCTCGCTCAATAAGAAACCAATACTCTTTACCGCATACTTTTCCTAAACAGGCTTCGTTCTCACCCTTCGCAATTATTTTTCCTTTGACGGGTTCACAAGTTAAATCTTCAATATCAAACTTCCAAATAGGCGGAATAAAAAAACCAACTGTTGTCATTAGTAAAATAATAAACAGACAAAGAGCAATTGTTTTTTTCTTAGTATGGTTTGAAAACATCTGTTGCCCCCGCAGTAGGTTGGGTATAGCGA